CGGACCCCGGCCTGTTTCGCCAGGCCATAGTCGATGTCTTTCTGCCAATAACTGACATCAATTACTTTTGCCATTGTTTTCACCTCCTTTCCCGGTTTTTATCGTCCCGCCGATATAGCCCAGGAGACCGGTCACAATCGACATGGCTAGGTTGTCCAGGCCATAAAAAATAGCCATTACCAGGCTGGCTGATAAGGCTATGATTACCAGGATGTTTTCCAGGTCGATTTTTTCAAATTCAAACATTAGTGTCGCCTCCTTGCGGGGCGTGTGGCAGCGTGGTGAACTGTCGGTAGGTCTGCGTCACGATGTCATTTCCCCCTAAACCGTGATAGGCCAGGTACATCTTATTGACGGCTTCCGCCTTGTGGTGGGGCACCCATCCAAGGGACAGGTAGTAGTCCATCACATCAATCAGCCGGTCCCGGAGCATGGCCACCACTCCATCCACCAGGGCTTCGTGCTTCCTGGCTCTTTCGATTTGTTCGGCTTTTCCCGCTGCTTGAAAGGATTTAAACTTCCAGAGCAGGATCCCGCTCAGGAGGGATGACATACCTGGTAAAAAGATTGATACCCAGTCCATGAATCATCCTTCTTTCTTGGAGGCATCCTCCTTAGTGGTTTCGCCCTGATGATTGATGCATCCGGTGTTGGGGCAGTTGCCCTTATCATCCAGGGCAGTCCCGCAGTAAGGGCAACGTTTTTTCAGCTTGAAAAATGCCATTTTAGCCAACCTCCTCTACGGCAGCCTTGTAGGCTTCCGCAAATTCTTTGTATTCAGCCTGGATGCTGGTTACTGCATCCGCGTTCCCGGCCAGCTGGGCTGCCTGCAGGCTAGTCAGTAGCTCCGCTTTTCCGGCTTCATACTCTGCCTTCAGGGCTGCTTTTTGAGCTGCTTTCTGTTCTTCTTCCGTAGGCTCCGGAGCAACATATTTGGCAGGTTTGCCGTCAGTGCCCCGGACATAATCCCCGCCCAGGTACAAGCCAAAGTCTTCGGCGGAAATCACTTCCACCACGGAAGCATCGGTGAATACCCCTTTGCCTTTTTCTACTGCTGCAGCCACATCCTGGTCATTGGCAGGATTACCATCAAAAATGGTGCTGCCTACTCTTTTCCCAGCAGAGTCAAACCCTGCCACGTAATAATTTACATTGCTTACTACCATGGTATCATCTCCTTATTAAATTTGAAGGGATTGGTCAATATGCGGAAACCGAATGGATACGGATCCATCAAAAGACTCTCCGGGAACCGGAGGAGGCCTTTTGTTTTTGTAATAAGCGATGCCGAAAGCGAACAACAATTTGGTCGATTTTATGCTAAACGTCGACCAAGAATCAGACGCAAACTGGTTTGCTATTGGCCTTTAAATAGACCTATAAACTGTCTACTTGCCTACAGCAATCCACTGAGCATCACAATCATTCGTATTATTGCTCCCTGCATCGAGCGTGAATCCGTTGAGGGTGTTCGACTCGCGTGCTTGGGTCTGCTTCCACGTCACGCCTTGGTGGTTGGTCACAAGCTTACGAAACAGAGTGAAAGCTACTGGAAAATGCCAATCCAGCGGATGTTAGTTGGGTCGCCATTATAACCTGGCAAAAGTTGAGACCCAATAGTAACGGTTGTACCATCTGCGCTTAAAGCACATACTGGATAACTTTCACCTTTCGGATAGTCATATACTGCCGCTCCTTGTAAAAAAGTTGTGGCGGTAATGGGGAGCGCTTTTGATATGGAGTGACTACCTTGAGTATTGTTGGTTATCACACGGCCATTTCCCCACTGTATAATAAGGCCGCCAAAAAAACTGCCCAAACACACATACCCGTTCGTATCGATGCTGTACTTCACCCCGGAGGCATTGAGCAGCATCTTCATCAACTTTCCCATCACGGAGTCCGTAGTCAGCTCAGACACCACTGTCGGCAGCACCTTGCTGGCCAGGGATCCAATGACAGATTCATGCCAGTCGGTGATAGCTCCAGATTCGGTTTGCGGATGAAACGGAATCATGGCATTCGAGGCCTTGTCAAAATAATTTATTATACATCTTTTAATGCTCATTTTACCTATCTCCTTTCATATTTCTTTGAGCCAGATGACATCATGGTCGGTCGGCTCTGTGTTGGACACAACTATTCCAGATCTGGATCTGATTGGAGCCCCCACCCATTCCCCGGTATCCTGGTCTGCCAGGAAAAGGGATGGACCCAGGGCATCGTAGATGCCACCGCTGGTGACCGGTCTTGTGCTCCCGGAAGTCGGGGTGCTGTCAAAAGTCAGTTTGTCTTGTTTTTGGTTGACTTCTGACTTGGTGGCAAAGGTGGATTTCAGCTTTGTCAAAAAAGTCTTAAGCCCCGTCAGGCTAACCATTTTCATATGGCATCACCGTCCTTCCATTAAGAGAAAAGGGCAGTAATGTCCGCATCGGTGGCAGTCGGATAGTCAGCTTTAGCCATGAAGATATTGGCAGCGTCAGCGCCCTTCAGGTAGGCGCTCAGGTCCACCACGCCGGAAAGGTTATCCCAAGAATTTCCATTCCACGCCACGTTGTCCCCCGCTTTAATGTCGTGGGATGCATCGGCAGCGGTGATGTTGTACACATCGCCCACCGCCGACCCATTGGTCGGCAGCGCAGAGTAGGTGTCGACGCTCCCACGATACCTGAAAGCGGTAGAGATGTCCGTCTTTTTGGCATAAGTGCTGGCAATGTCTGCCGTTTTGGCATATGGGCTAAGATCTGCGGTCTTAGCATAAGGAGTAAGATCAGTGGTCTTTGCGTAAGGCGTCAGGTCTACCTTGCCCTGCACTGCAGATATAACCCCGTTCGATATTGTTAAATTACTACCAATCTTCACCCCCCCTAGAACGGTGCTGGAAGCAACCGGGAGAACGTACGCATTTGCACCAGTAGCAATCCCGGCCAGCTTGCTCTTTTCAGCGGTAGTATAGTCATTGGAGCTCAGAGCTTTCCCACTTTCCTTTGCCACAAAGAGACTTTTCAGGGACGTGAGAAAAGTTTTCAGGTTACTAAGTCTTACAATTTTGTCAGTTGCCATTTACTGTTCCTCCTTCAAACAGATCCAGAATGTCCGCTGCAGTCGCGTACTCCGGTTCATATTTGCCTACTGTGATTTTCCCGGTTAGGTTGCATACTGCAGACAGGACGCCCTGCAGGGTTCCTTCTGCGCTAATCGTGCCAATGAGTCTATCCATCAGAACGTCACCTCTTCGCACAAAGTCAGAGTATGCGGGCTGATGATGGTAGCAACAAAGCCATCAGTGCGCCGCAGCTCAACATCATAGCAGTACGGACCATATTCCAGGGACTCCGTTTCCTTTGGTGTGATGGTCACCTTATTATCAGCCACCGCCTTCTGGATGATGATTTCCTTTGCTGTCGTGTTTTTCTTGACCGTCAGCAGGATTATATCATCAGGCGTAATTTCATAAGGCGTCCCGTCAGCGTTCTGGATGGAAAGATTCAGGATGGCCGTGTCCCCGCGTGTCATCCGGATGTCATTGTTCTTGACATCAACCATAGTGCACCACCTCAGTCATCAAGCAGTTCAATCCAGATCCCTTTGTCTGCCATGGCAGTCGGTTTCCCGGAAGATTCCGACACGAACAGCCGATTGGTGTGAGCATCTTCGGCCGCATTGTGAGCGGCCAGGGATTTCGGACCGTCTTCATCAATGGTCTTGATGGTGCTGTCTATAGTATCCATGTTCGCATTCAGATCAGCGACATCGGCAGCGTCATCATAGCCAGGTTTAATCAGTTTGAGATAACTTGTTCTGGTTGCCATTTTCCATTCCTCCTATCAGTCAACGTCTTTAATCATGGTTTCTTTCCATGTCCTGGTCTTCATATAGGACCAGCTGCGCCAGATGGAATAGTTGTCAGACCATACCATCCCGGCTTCTGCAGACCATTTCTTTTCTTGCACATTGGACCAGAACAACGGATAGTAGTAATTCCCCCAAACATTGTAGTCATAGCGGATTTTGTAGTCGATGTGAGCCGGCTTGATACGTTCCACAGCTTTCACCAGGATATCCGTGTAGGGGGCCGGCTCCATGTAGTGACGGATGGCATAAGTGATTGTTGCATCCCCGTCATATTCTGCCGTGCAGCTGCCGTTGTAGATTCCATCACAGATCTGCTGAATGGCAGGTATGGAGGCAAACTGTTTGGCCAGCCAGTTGATTTGTATATCACTTCGGCGCATGTCCAGGGTGGCATCTTTGGCCGGAGTCAGGCCCAGATCCTTTTCCAGTACCTTGCAGCCATCTTCATCCAGCTTGTCAAAGAACAGGTTGTAGTAGTCCTGCATCAGTTTCCCATCAACGCCGCTCATGTCAGCATCCATGGCATCATACAGGGCCTTCACCCATTTGTCTTTACGATACCAGACATGGAGAGCCCGGAGCATGGTATCAGTCAGCATAGGTCACACCACCCAACACGGCCACAGATTCCTTCGGGATGATGATATTTGATGTGCCGCCGTTCACTTGCAGATCTGCATAGTCAAGGACGCCCGTGGTTCCAATAACGGCCGCACCAATCCGGGCATAGCTGATATAGTCCGTGGCGCTGTCCCCGGCAGCAAATGCCTGGGAGCTGATGTAGGCATCAATGGCACTAGTCACATTTTCCTTGATGGTTTCCAGATCTTCGGAGACCGATACAGAGACCGATACAGAGACCGATACAGAGACCGTATCTGCGGCCTTGACTGTACAAACAGCCCCGACAGGAGCCTGGCCTTCTCCGTAGCCCGTCTTGCCAGGATCGATATAATCCTGGACAGCTTTCACCAGGCTGTCGGAAGCCGGCTTATTGTCGTTCCCGATGATGACCACCTTCACGGTATTCCGGCCATTCCAACAGGGGAACACGCGGGCATTCCCTACACCGTCAACGGCTTTTGCCCAGGCAATGTAGTGATATTTGTTCCCGCAGGTTGCCGGGATCTGTAGTTTCTCATAGTACCGCTTGCGGAATTCATCGTCTGTCTCTTCGGCATAGCCGCCTTCCGCCGGATCCGGATTGGTTACAGAGCCAATGCCGTTGATGGTCACAGGGATCTGGGTGATGGTATCCGCAGCCACATTCCCGCTGGTTCCTGCGACAATAGCCTGGACATTGAAGCTATCACCCTGGGAAACAGTCTTTGTCTCCGTGGATTCAAACTGAATGCCGTCAACGGTTTCAAACAGGTCCCCGGCTACAATCCGGCCACTGCCGGAAACAATCTTCATGACAGCTTTCGCTTTCACGGCACTGTTCCGGGTCAGTCCCACACGCTGGGCGCACCATGCATCCAGCTCAGAGCCTTCCAGGTTGTCCACGTTCTGCTTTTCTTCTACCAGGAAGGCTTTCTTCCACAGCTGATACTGCCCAAAAGCTACGCCGCGGGTAATGTCATAGGTGGGGAAGCCTTCCGTCTTTTGGTAGTCATCAGGAACGCCCTGAAGGATTGTATTGTGAATCTGGTTAATCGTATACATTTTCTGAAATCACCACCTCTACCCCGTCATTCATGACTGCCGTGAAGCTGAACAACCCGGATTCCCCGGAGAACGTCCAGTCTTTAGTTTCCCTAATGACCGGGCAGGTTTTCAGCAGGTCATCAGAAATCTGCTGTTTGATAGTAGCGATTGCCACAGATCTGGGCAGTCGATACCCTACCAGGCCATTGGTATCTACGCCAAAATACTTGTCATAGATGGCGTATTTATTCTTGATTGTGTTGATAAACAGCCGAATATACTGCTGAATGCTTTCCGTCAGGGTGCATTCCCTATTGAACCCGGAGTTGAACACAAATTCCTTTTTCTTGTGATCGAAATAGGGGCTTCGGCCCAAAGTCGTTGCCCCTGTTGTGGCCGCAGACCTGCTGCTGTTTGCGTCAGTAGTAGAGACCGCAGCCGTTAAGTCATTTAAATTGATGTCGGAGGGAAACACCTTACCACCTTCTAAACAATGATATCCACAATGAAGAACCGCTGGTTGTCAGCAGTCGGAGCCACCATGACCTTGTTCCCTGGTTTCCATTCATCAATGGGATGCAGCGTCACATGCCCGGTGGCAGTGTTCGATGTAGAATAGCTGCTGCCGCCATGCTTATAGCCGCCGGAACAGGTTCCGGTGGTCAGGCTCCCGGATTGGCTTTCATTGTCAATCGTGAAATCACTGCCCCGCTGCAGGATATGCCTGCAAATATACCCGTTCTTCTTGTCGATAATGTAGGCCTCGTTCTGGATGGAGACCTTCCAGTCATCACCAGTCTGCAGGATCAGACCGATGCAGTTGCTAATTGGCTTTGGATTGTCACGCTTTTTGAACTGGTTGGCCATCTCCTGGGCCCAGGTATCAGCAGCCATTTACACCACCCCTTCCTGATTGTCTTTTGTAGACTGGATTTCCAGCGTCATGAAATGATTGATGTTGTCATAGGTGTGGTTGGCAGAAAGGACAAGGAAGTCCCCTACCAGGCCCAGTTCCTCGCTGTTGAATGTTAGCACTCTGCCGGATCTGACTTCATCGGATCCGAAAAGTTTCAGCCGCTTGCTGATTTTTTTCCTGCAGAGCTCTTTCAGCTTCTTGTCAGCAATCTTCTGGGCATCGTCTTTCTCTTTGTCCGTAACCTTTTCATAATGGACAATTTCGCCATAGACTTTGGCAGCATCCACATTCTCAGCAGTGGCTACAACGGCCACATCCTTTTCCTTCCCAGATGTGACAACAACCTTCGTGACGATATCCTTCACGCTGCTGTCTGCCTGGTAATCACCAATCAAATTGGTGATATCGAAGGGCTGTTCATTGGGTGCCAGCTGGTAGGTGGCCGTGATCTTCAGGTCATCCCGCTTCGTGATATACAGCTTGTCCACCCTGACTTCCATCCGGTATTCAACCCCGGTGGCATCCGTCTCCTGGGCAATGATGTCTTTCAGTGCTTTGGAGACTTCATCCCCGTTGTAGACCTTGTTGATGACCGTGTTCATCTCAGCGATTTCGCCAATCTGGATGTTCTTCTGGTCACAGATCTTCCGAATGGCATCGGATGCCGTACAGTCAACCAGTTGGACATAAACCTGGTCTTTGTTAAGAAACCAGGCATAATCATAGGCCTTGTATTTGTACTTCGAGAGGCCTTCCCTGGATTCTTCTTCGATGATTCCCGTGTAGACTGCCTTCCCGTTGTTCTCAAAGCAAATCTTCCCGCCAAATTCCAAACGGTTTCCCTGGTAATTCACATCTAGGGGATTATCGATCAGGTCAAAGTCGAATTCCTCGCCCAGCTGGTCAATCTGATCCCCGCGGGTGTAGTTGCTTGTGATACCAGTGATATCCCTGGTTGTGCCGTTGTAGGAGTAAGTCAATTTGAAGTTGTTCATGCAATCACTCCTTCAGACGCCTGATCTGCAGCAATATTCACCGGCGGCTTCTTATATTCCCGGAAGTCAATCTGGAACTTGATGTCATTGTTCTTTTCCTGGTGATAGACAAAATTGTCTATGGTACAGAGCATATCAAGCTTCACAGCCCCGAACGTCTCCACAAACATCAGGCGGAACACCATTCCAAGGCGCCGCTGTTTCTCTATCCAGTTCACATACTCCCATCCATTGCTGTAGGAAGCCTGGGCCCGGATGAATGGATAACTCTTATTCACCGGGAAGATGCTGGACAGGGAGAGAGTCCGGAGCTTCGGAGCCCCGATGACATTGATATCGCCTGTCACAGCTTCAAAGGTATCGTTCCCCTGGGGGCTGTTCATGTCGGGAAAGTCACCAGGGACAACTGGGAAGATGATGCTGTCCATGGAATTGTCAACCTTCAGCACGATATTGATGCGGGAGCGCAGTGCAGCAGTCAGATCGCTGTAGGCAGATCCGGTATACTGTAGCAGGATGTCAGTAAGTAAGCTCATTCCCTCACCTCCTAGCTGTTCCTCAGCGCATCACGAACACGAGAAACAATGTATTCCCCGGTTTGGCGCATGTAGTCCTGATTCCCGATTACATTGCCCTGGACAGACAGATTGACGGTAACGCCGCCGCCCCTGCTGCCGTTGTTGATAAGCTGCAGCAGTTCCCGATGGGGCATGATCTGACTGCCGGAAGGCAAGGTAATGGGCTCACCGCCGTTTTCATTGACCATGGTAGGCCCGCCCCGGAAGTAGGTGGTTCCCAGGGCATTCGTATCCGGGTTGTCTCCTCCACCGTCTCCACCGCCACCCAGAGATAAGGAAGGCAGGTGGATGGAGCTGATCTTACTGGCAATGTTGTCCACCATGCCCATGATAAAGTTCAGCGGGGCCATCGCAATGCTTGCCAGGGAATCAAAGATTCCCTGGAAGATGTCTACCACATTCTGCCATGCGGCTTCCCAGTTCCCCGTGAAGACATTCACGATGAAGGCAATCAGATCAGCAAGCACCCCGACCACATTGGCCAGGACACCGCCTATTACATCGACTGCGGCTTCCACCGCAGAAGAAATGACAGCCCAGGCAACTTCAAATTTTGGAGCAACTGACCCCATGACCAATTCTCCCAGGGCCATTAGCTGAGAAGCCAGTTCATTCACGGATTCCCGGAACGGTTCAGACTGCGTGTACAGCGTATAGAACGCCACCGCCAGAACGCCAATGGCCGCTGCTACCAGCCCAATAGGGTTTAACAGGGTGGCAAATTGGGTAACCCCACCGGCCAGCTGGATCCCCGTGAACAGGGTCCGGATCATCTGGATCTTGCTGATTACACCATTAATCACATTGAAGGCGGCAAAGCCAGTGGCAATGCCTGCAATCACAGGGCCAATGGTTTTGGCAATCGCTATGAAGTCCTGGAAGTGCTGCACCAGGAAGCTGATGCCATTCCCGACACTCTCAATGATGCCAGGGAGAGCTGCAGCCATATTGGTTGCGAATGCCTGAATAGACGGCAGTGCTTCATCAACCTTTGTCACCAGCTGGTCCATGATGGGAGCCAGGGCATTGCCCAACGGAGTAATCAGCCCTGCGAATGCAGTCATGATGCCGGTTCTGACTTTGTTCAGGCGTTTTCCAACTTCTTCCTGCATGTCACCGTAGTCATTCATAATGGCTGCGGCCTGGCCTGCATCCGTATTTCTCATGGCTTCATTGACGCCGCCCACATTCTGAGCCAGGACTTCCGCGATCATGGCAGCCCTTTCGTCTGCCGTGCCGGTCTTGATGATATTCTTCTGGTAATCGTCCAGGGAAATACCTACTCTCTGCAGCGCCCCAACATTGCCCATCATGACCTTACCAATCATGTTGGCCACATTTACGGCATCTTCCTGGGTGGCATTGAGGCCCTTCTGGTTGACCAGCAGGTCAAGCATACCTGCAGATACAGTCTTGATTTGGTCTTCCGTCATCTGGAAAGTGCCCAACTGGGCCATACCGGCCAGGGTCACTTCATCGCCTACAACACCAACTGTCTGAAGCTGGGAGGCATAGGCCCCCAGAGACTTTGCCGCCCGCTCAGCCGCCCCGGCTCCCTGTTCCTGGATCGCTTTTACATCTCCCAGAATGGTGACCAGTTTGGTTTCCGCTGCTACCTGGGCGTTTGCCTTCTCTATAGCTTCATCAGCAAAGTTCTTGACGCCGGCCACTGCAAGCCCAGCACCGACGGCAGCAATACCCAGGCCAATTTTGGCCACAGAGCCGGCCAGCGAAAGAAACTTCTGGTTTGCATCACCGGCAAACTTGTTCACTATGTTCTGGGCATTCCGGATCTGCCTGGTAGCTGCTTTGGTTTCCCCGGCTGCCTTCCTCATGGGCTGGGAAAATTTATCCACCAGCGTCAGCAGGACGTTGATTCCTCTTGCCATATGCCTTACCCTCCTTTCATCTGACCCGCTGCTTCTGCCATCAGGTCCACATGGAGCTGATAGAACAGCCATTCCATCGGTGTCAGAGATTCAAGATCATGGATGCTGTGACCACGCTCAATGTAATAACGAATGGTAAGAAGATCGTGGTCACGCTTCATCAGTTTTTTAGTTCTTGAGCCGTACCAGATGCCGTCACATAGAACTTTTCAATGATTGCCTGAGCGAAATCTACAATTGCACCGATATTGTCGCTGAAGACAAGCGGAACCACATCATAGGGCTCCGTCAGTCCCTTCCGGAGCTTTTCGTCGTGGAGCATCGGCACAGAATCATAGATGATCCGGACAGCCCCTTCAAAGTTTTCCTTCGTAGAAGTGGACCCGTTGACCACTTTGAAGTCATCCAGCATATCAATAACCTTCTCAATGGGCAGTTTCTGCACCATAAAAGTCAGCCCGGCTTCCTTGCTCTCAATGGGAAAGAAGGCATTTCTATCGTTTTCGCTCTGCAGCTTTCTTTTCAGAAGCTCTTCAAGAGTCGCTTTTTTCGCAGTCATCGCTATCCTCCAAAATAAAAGGCGGGTTTTCCGCCCGCCTGGTCATTAGTTAAAGTCATCGATGGTGTCAGTGTCTTCATAGCCGCCGGCCTTGAAAGGAATGGATTCCTCCCCGACTTTGGCATTTTCAAAGCTGGCCAGATCAGTCTCATCGAACGTTACATTCGAAAGCTTCACACGTTCCATGCCGGTCACAGACGGATCGGAAACACTGGAAACCATGTTGATGTCCGGCATGTTCATGGTCTTCACGCCGTCTTTAATCAGCTTCAGTGCATAGGAATCAACCTTGTGCAGGACCATGGTCCCTTCAATGGAAGCACCGGTAAAGCGGCGCTGCTTAATGGGGTTCCCGTTTTCGTCGATGTCTTCATAGTTTAGCTTGAGCTTGCATTCGAATTTTTTGACGTTGGCCATAAGCTTGTCGTTCACCCACAGCCGGCCATTGGTGCCGCGGATGATTTTATTGGTTACGCCCTTGTTCATCTATGCCACCTCCTTATTCCATGGTAATGACAAACTTCAGATCTTCGATGGCGTCCAGGATCTTCACAGTGCCAGCCAGGAAGACCGTGGTTTTGAATGCCATGCTCCGGACCTTATCATCCGTCCAGTCTTTGGCAGCAGTCTTGCCAACAGACAGCCAGGCATTTCTCTGTGCCTCCACATCAATGTAGGCTTCATTCCCAGTGGTACCTGCATCATCATTCCCGGTATAATCCGGATCCAGGATTTCTTCGGATTCCAGTTCATTGAAATAGGCGTCCACGGCATCAATGAAGAGCTTCTGGTTGGACAGGTAGTTCTTATACTTTCCCTGGTACTTCTTTTTGAATACAGTGGAAATATCTTCAATAATCAGGTTCATGCTTTCCACAATGATGATGTGGCTCATGTCTTCCGTTTCAGTGGAAGTAAAGGTGGTCAGGCTGTTCACGCCTCTGGCAATCTTGACTTCATCATCATCAACACAAAGGCAGAAGTAGCCTTTGTCGATCCAACCGTCCAGGTCAATTTCATCGGTGGCCACATCTGCACAGTCGGACAGATCTTCCAGCACATAGGAAGTACATGCCCGGTTCATGGGCAGGTTGGCCAGGATGGCGCACAGTCTGGGCAGATATTCATTCATTGGCACGGTAACATCTTTCTTTGTGCCGTCGCTGGCAGTCTGGATTTCGGTGACCGTAGCATTCTTGACGTTGATGACATACATGCTGTCTGCAGTGGTGGCATCGTAAACGATGGACACAGTATGTTTCATCTTGCCTTTGGTGGTGGCATTGTAGTCAACCACATAGCTTGCCAGTTCCTGCTGAGAACCGGCATCCGTAGTGCACACATAGTTGTACTTGATTTTATCCAGGACTTTCAGGGCATCCTTGAATTCTCCCTTAGTCGGCAGGGAGATAACTACCACCTTGTTCACGGCCACCAGGAAACATCTTTCAAGGATTTTCAGGTTGGCTTCGGTGTAGTCTTTAGATTCCAGATCCATGCTGGATCTGTAGGTCTTTTTGGTAATGGCCGTCTCACTCAGCGTATCATCACGGATGATGATGGCCGCAATGCCGCGCTTAGAACGCTTGATAGCAGAAACGGCGAGCTGTTTGAACGTAACCTCAATAGTAGGCAGTCCCATCTATTTCACTCCTTATAATTCATCCACGTTGTAGGTCTTGCTTTCTTCCTCTTCCTCAGATTCAGAAAACTCTTCATCAGATCGACCCGTATCTGTAGAGGGCACAGAAGTCGGGTTGAATTCCAAATTCTCAATGAGCTCTGCATCCGGCAGCCGGTCATCTTCCTGGACAAGATCAACTGTGAAAGCAATCTGCAGTGCCTTATCATTCTGGTTGATAAAGCTCCGGATTCCGTCATCAGCCTGGATCACAAAGCCGTATTTTTCGGATTCTTCATCCGCGTCCAGCCGTGTGGTGTCCTGCAATAATTCGATGATGGCATCCCGCTTTTTCAGCAGGTCCAAGTAACCTTTGTAGGTGTCAGAGGCAAAGTAATACAGCCGGAACGATAGATTGTCCTGGTAATAAGTCCCTACACGGTCAGTATCAATGTCTTCAAGATCCAGGAAGAAGCAGGGCCTTTCGAAGCCTTCACTGATGTCGGTGTTTTGAACCGGCACATCTGGAAAGGTGCCCTGCAGTATCCTGGTAAATCTGGCAATGACTTCAGTCGGAGAAACTAAACTCATAAAATTTCACCTTCCTCCAGAAGCTGGTCAACGAATTCATCAACCATTGCTTCATACTCTCCCTGGAAGGCTTTTTCGGCGTGAGCCATAGTATGCCGTCCTTTTACCATCCGTTCCGTCTTGACTGCATGTTTGGCACCAGGCAGATGGGCCCAGAGGACATGCCCATGCTCAAAAAGATGGGCATGAGGAGCCTTGTTCATGACACGCACAGAGAATTCATCTTTCCCATAGATATAAGGCCGCCCCCGGGAAAGTCCCCGCACCAGGTTGCCCGTTTTGGAATGCTTGATATCCGCTTTATACGCCGCCCTGGCTTTTGCTCTCATTCGGTTTCCTGCCCGGCCCATGAATGCTTTCGTCTTCCTGGGGAATTTCTCTTTTGCGGCTTCCAGCATGTCATCACTCAGCTTGGTCAGCTCATTGAGGTTGAAATGCATCTCAATCATTGGATCACTCCCTCTTTCCAGACGTTCATGATTTGCGTATGGATCAAGCAGGTAAATAATGTCGTAGCGCTGACCTCCGTATCTGATGTACATATTAGTCGTAAGGTCTGAACGATAACGGATAATAAACTTGTGCGTGACTCGGGTAAGGACCGTATCGGCTGCACGGCCATGGAGCATAGAGCCGGTCTGAGGGACGATAGATGCATAGACCACATCAACCAGTTCTTCAGCGATTTCTCTCTGCCCCAGTTCGTTTTCTTCCCCCTGGACTGGCTTGAATATTTCCACCTTCCGGTTCAGGATGGAAGACAGGTTAGGTGCTGATTTCCGATACATATTCAATGCCTCCTTCCAGCCCGGTGTAGCTGTGCTGGTCAAGGATAGACCTCACAGTAGGGTTGACTTCCGCATTGGTCACCGTGTACTGCCGGACGTCGTACATATCTGCCACAAGGGCCATTACAGCCAGGGTAATATCTTCATAATCATCAAGCTGGGTTTTGGTGAGGCCCGTGTAGGCCATGACGTAAGAAACGGCAGCGTTAAGCATCGGCTTCAGAATCATGGCGGCGCTGCCGTCCGCTCGCACGTACTCCTGCAGAAAATCAACGGTAAGTTCCGATACTTTCATACGTCACGCCTCCTTTGCAGCAGCTTTCTCCTTCGGAGGCGTTTGTTTTGCTTTGGGCTCTTCCACAGGTTCCGGTTCATCAAGGCAAATAGCAAGGCCGGCCTGGACAAGATCCTGGCCGGTCTCATTGCTTACTGTTCTTTCTTCACCTGGATGCATGGTCACAGCCCCGGTGAAGCTGAGTAAAGCTTTGATTTTCATGACGGATCACCACCTTACGCGGCTTTCATCGTCAGTTTAGCGACTTTCTGTTCTTCAACAATCTTGCTGTCAATTTCCACCCAGGCAATTACGCCGACAACGTGTTCTTCAGCATAGCGTTCCTTCAGTACCTGGACATTGACGTCTTCGGCCAGCTTTACATACAGGCCAGAGAAGTCACCGTAGAAGATAGGTACAGCGCTGGCAGCCATATCGGGCATGGCATCAGAGATATAGACCTTTTTACCCAGCAAGTTCCAGGAGAATTCATTGGTCAGGTCACGGTTCATCAGGTAATCGCCTTCACTGTTCTTCAGCTTGCGAATAGCCTTGAAGGTGTTGGTGTTCATGATCCATGCGCAGCCGCCCTGGAATCTCTGTTTCACAGCCATCTGCAGGTCAATCAGTTCATCAGCAGTGATGACAGTGGAAGCCGCAGAAGTTACTCCCTGCTTGCAGGATTTCAGGCCAGTCATTTTACCATCGGTGCCAGCCAGAAGCTGACCTTCCAGGAATTCGGCAACAGCATCAGCAAT